CAGGCCATACGGACTCCTCGGATGTGTCCACATCTGGGTTGTAACCGAACACGATGACCGTGCTGTGGCCTTGAATTTGACCGCGAGAAACTTGCAAGCCGAACGCCTCGTTCTTGCCGTACTGCGTTTGCGAAACGTAAGGTGTGGTCATGCTAGGAATTTGAGTTTGTACAAAGTGGTCAGATACAGCTCAACGATATTATCGATCAACTGCTGAAGCGAAGTGTCTTCTTTTTTCGCCACCTTGTAGCGCATTTCCTCAACCTCGGCCAGCGACGATTCAAGGAATTCGATGATGTTGGTGGTTTTTTTGGCCGAATGCAAGGTGATAGGGCCAATTAGCCCGTGCCGTCCTTGATAGGCTTCAGCAAACGCATCAGCGTGGTCGATGATGCCATCATAGAACGCGTTAAGCGCCATGTGCTTGGAGAAGCTGCGCGTGTTCAGATGCACCGAATGGGCCACGTCGCGGGCCAAGAACAGAATGCCTATGAAATCGGCGGCGGTGCTCATTGTGCAACTCCTTCGGGCGGCATTTCAGGCATCTCACGGGCCTCGTGCATAGCCACCATGTCGTTACTCTCCATCGCCGCAGCCACAACGCCCATGGCGATGTCTTGAATCTGCTGCTCGGTCATGCCGGCCTGAACAGCCGCAATCCGCTTGGTTTCGGCGTTGTACAGCTCGATGTCAGCCTTGAACTCTTTGATCTGTAGATCGCGCGCTTCCATCGACTGCTGCACGTTCTGAAGCATCCCAGACATTTGCTGCATCTCGGCGTTCATCGCCTCGATCTGCTGCTTGGCCGCAGCGAGTGCCGGGTTGTCTTCGTCGTCGCCGATGATGGCCGGGTCGATGACCTTGGCAAAACGCTTGGACATTTCCTGCGCGCCCGGCCAGTCCATGTTCTTGATGAACAGGTCGCCCGCCACGGTCCACAGTTGCGGGTTGCCTTGCAGCAGTTGGGCCATCGCCTCCAGCGACTCTTGACGCTTGGTCTGAAAGCCCGGACCCGTGATGACGCGCACGTCGTACTTGCCGACGCCAGGGTTGTAGACCTTGTCAACCACAATGCCCTGCTCGTCGCGGATTTTCTTGACCGGCTCTTGCTGCATCGGGTTGATCTTGACCATACCCGACTCGCCGTCTTCTTGAATGATGCGGGCGATACGCTCGGTGTCGTAAATCTTGGGGATCAGATCGACCAGTTGACGACCCACATAACGGATCATGCGGGCGTAGTTGTCAACGTAGTGATAGGTGCCGGTGTCAGACTCACGCTGGCGAGCCAAAATGGCCTTGCCAGAGCGCTCGTTGGACGTTTGGCCCAGCGATGCGTTGTACTGCCCCGTGACGCTCTTGATGTCGTCAGCAGCGCCCATCTTGGCCTGAATCAGACCCGTTTGCGGCAGCGGAGGAGCTGCACGTTGTGGCAGCGGCAAAACAGCACCCGCGCCGTCGGTAACGTCCGGGTTGACTTCAAGGTACGGCCAGTTCTGAGTGTTTGCAGTCTTCCACTGCATCTCATAACCCTCAAACTGTCCGCCGTAGCCGATGAACGGCGCCTTGGGTGCGAGGGCCAGCATCTCAGCTTCTTGGCTGGTCCAGTAGTTGTACATGCGCTGCGCGTCTTTGGCGTTACGCACGAGGCCGCTGACGTACAGCCGGCCTTCAACTTCAAACTCGTTACCCACGCAACGGATCACAGGGATGTGCGCGCCGGCCCAGTCAGAGCGCTCCAGCACTTCGTAGCCGTTGATCTTGAGCCATTTGACCTTCTTGCGGTCAGAGACACGCGAGCGCAGGGGCTTGCCAAACTGCAACCGAAGCATCTTGTCTTCGGGCGTGCCTTGGAACGCCGTCAGGTTGCCAGGGTACAGGTTGAGCGTTTCTTTGGTGTTGTCGATGTAGAAATACTCGGCGATTCGCACCGTGTTTTCGTTCATCCACTGGCTAAAGCCTTGGTCGCCCACACCCAGCGTTTGCAGCGTACTGAGCGGCGAAGCGTTGGGGAACTGACGCTCGTATTCGTCGCGGGGAATGTCTTCGGTGATGAAACACCAGCGGGCGTCGCTGCCGCACGGGTCTTGGATCAGCGGGTCCATGTAGACCGAGAACGAATTGCGAATGCGCCCAATCTTGATGTCCTGATTGAACGTGTCTGCGTCGCAGTACTCGGTCAAGATGCGAACGTAGCCTTCACCGTAGGCCACTTGGTTTTCGCATGCGGTGTCATACGCCACATCGGCATCGCTGATGTACTCGATGTGACGAATGACGCCGTTGAAAATCTCTGCCACTTCAACGTCGGCCTTGTCATCCACGGGAATGACTTTAGGCTGCGGGCGATTGAGCCTCTGCTCGTTGGTGACTTGGTGAACGTGCTGCGGCAGCTTGTTGATGGTCAGGCACGGACGCGCGTTGATCGTCTGTCCTTGCACTGCACCACGAGTTGCCAGCACATCGGCAGGCCACTGCCAATGGTTGTCAGGCGAGCCTGCGTAAAAGCGCAGATCGTCTAGCTCGTCCTCACGCGACTCCGACAACGCGGAGATCGCCATATCCAAGCGGCTGCGGGCGGTCGAGAGGACATCGGCGTCGCTCTTGTCCTTAGCCGAGCCGCCCTCACTGACCGCGCCAGCGGCAACAACGCCTGAATAATCTTGAGGCATAGCTTATTTGATCTTGCTCAGAACTTTGGCAACCGTCGCCTTGACGTTGTTGCCTGCGGGAATGCTACCGTGGCAACCCATGCCCGGCATCTTGGAGTACGTCTCCGTGTTGCGGTTGGGCATACCGGCGCCGGACACCTTCGGCTCACGGGCGTTGAGTTTGCTAATCGGCTGAAGAATCTTGCTCATTTTTTGCCTTTCGTTGCAGCACGTTTGACACTGTATGCGATGGCAACGGCCTGCTTGACAGGCTTGCCGCTTTTAACTTCCGCCTTCACGTTTTTGCGAAAGGCTTCTTTGCTGGGTGACTTGACGAGTGGCATCACTTACTCTTCTTGGCCGTCTTGGCCGACTGCTTAAACGCCTTGTTGGTCGGCGCACCGGGTGCGCCAGGCTTTCGCATCTTCTCGCCAGAGCCAGCTTTGATGCGCGCCTGCTTGGCGTGGATGTTAGCGTAAAGTCCGGGTTTTGTAGCCATGATCAGCACTTCCATCGTTTAAGGGATGCTTTAGCGCGCTCCGCTGGGCCTTTGGCGTTCTTGACTACGCCTTCCATGCGGGCGCAAAAGCTGGCTTTTCGTCCAGCATCTGCTTTTGTTTTGGGGCTTGGCGCGGGCGCCTTGAGGTTGGAGCCAGTGGCGGCGTTGTACTTAGCGCGGCCTTTGGCGGTCAGGCCAGCGCCCTTGCTGACGGGCAGCTTCTCGCCTCGTCCAACGCTAAGAGACACGCCTTTTTTCGCCATTTACGCCCCCATCCAAGAGGTTGAGACAGTACCGTAGCCCATAGACCGCGCGGTGCGTTGCTTACCTTCACGCGACTCACGATGCGCCACGGGGAAAGCAAACGTCAACGCAATCGCATCGGCTGCGTCGGGGCTTGCCAAACCACGGGCTTTCATGTCTTTTTTAGACTCCAAGTAGATCGTACCACGCGAATCCGGTTTCATCTTAGGCGAAATCAAGTCAGACTTCAAGAACCTGTCGTTAGGCACGCTCGCCGACTTGAGCCAATCGCGCATCTCACCCCAGATTTCCGCCCGTTTATTGCCGTACATGATCGGGTTTTTGGACTTGTTACCAAAGTTCACACCCCTAATCTTGTAGCGCTGCTCCTTGAGCCGGTCCACAACGCCCGCTCCCAGGCCGCCCTCGTCGATGTTGACCAGCGTGGGCTTGAACTCTTCAATTACGTCGATGACGTGCCCGACCACCGTCATGGTGTCGTCGCCCCGGTGCCTGATCAGCTTCAATATATCGCGCCCTTGCCGCACGGCGATGACCGTTGCGTCCGCGCCGAACCTGGCCGGGTCCACGCCGATCACAATCGGTGCCGATTCGTCCTTGTACGGCTGGCGCTGCATGGCCGCGTCCACGATGCCGATGCTGATAAACTGATCGTCGCCCTCGTTGGGGAACTGACCGTACACCTCGACGTGCGCTTGGCTACTGTCTGGCCCATATTCGGCGATGATCTGCTCATACACCTGTTTGTCGGTGCCTTCGACGGTCCTCGCGTCCACGATTTTGGACTTCCAGAACTCGCGTTTGCTGTTAAACGCCTCGTAGAAGTACCCGGTGTTGCGCCGTGGGTTGGAAAACGCCATCCAGAAGCGATTTGGCGTGTTTTCCGTGAAGAAACCGCTTGTCACCGCCCAGATCGAGTCGTCGATACCGGACGCCTCGTCAAAAATCACCATCACGCCGTCAAAGTTGTGCACGCCCGCGTAGGCGTCCGGGTTCTCAGCCGACCACAGCCGCCCCTCGACGCCCCAGTAACGGGTGCCTTTCTTTAGATCGCGCTCGACCAGCTCGGTGAGCCACTTGGCCGGCATCAGCCTGGTGGCGCTGACCTCAAACCAATGGCTGTTAATCGACATCGCCAGCCATTTTGTCAACTCGGCCCAAGTGATTGACCTCAACTGCGATTCACTGTTAGCCGAAATGATGGTCGTCGAGCCAATCCGCGTGGACAGCATCCAGTCCGTGATCCAACTGACCAAAGCCGACTTGCCAATACCCCGGCCTGAGCTGACCGCTAGGCGCAGCACGTCATAGTCTAAGCGTCCGTTATTGGCTTTGATGTGCTCGGCCATGCTCGTGAGCACTTCGCGCTGCCATTTGCGCGGTCCGGTGAAGTGCTCCAGCGGCGTGCCCTTGACACCCCACGGGTAGGCAAACATCACAAACGCCAGCGGGTTGTCCTTGATGGCCGGACTCCACAGCCGGGCCATTAGCTCCTGCTCATCAGCCGCGCTGTAGCGTGTGGTCTGCATCAGATGTCAAACAACTCGTTGATCAGCCAGATGACCACTAGAAACGCGACGATCCATAGAAGTATCTTCACTAATAGCCTCCACATCCACGACGTTTAGCACGCGCTGCTGCGCCTCTTGTAGCGCCGCCGTGATGCTGATCGACTGGTTGACATCCACACTGATGGCCTGCTTGGCTACCCAGCCGTGGACGTTTTGCAAGATTGCGAGCGCCGCCTTGGCGTCGCCTTGCGCCGCCGCCTGGTGCAGTAAATGGCTCATCTCCATCTCGCCCTCGGCGCGGCCCTTCATCTCTGCATACGCCGCGATCTCATCGAACTGCTTGAGACGCGCGTACTCCTTGGGCAGCATGCCTGCGGCCAGGGCCAGATTGTCACCCTTGAGGCCGAGCTTGGCCGCGTTGTAGATGCGGTGCAGTCGGTCTTCAGTGGCCTGCAACTGACGCGGTTCGTAAGGCAGGGTTTCGAACATGGGCGAAATATACCAAAGTTTGGCTTTTTTGCTAAAAAAATAAAAAGTTTTTGTAGCCCCTCCGGCGCCGGGACCGGCCGGCCGTCGGCCCTACCCCACCCCCTCCGGCCGAAAATCGAAAGCAAATCGGCCCGTAGGGTTAGCAAGCGCTTACTCACAAAGCCTGGGGGCATGGGTCAGATTGTCACGTGCCACGCAGTAGCAAGCCGACGCGTCAGCAGCATGGGTCATTTGGGTCAAATTGTCACGTTGCAAAAGTCGCAAACCGAAGTTGAGGGGGGGGGAGCGGGGCTTGGGTTTATGGGTCATTTGGGTCAATTGTCACGCGAGTTGAAGTCGCTGGACCCCCTTTGGCGCGGCAACCAGCGCGGGGGATGCGGGCGCGGCGCAGCAGCCAAAGCCTGTAAGCCTATACAGTATATTTTTTCTTGTCAATCAAATATCAATCTAATGACAATATGACCCAACAGCCCCCTTTTCCCCTCTATACGGGCATGGGTCACTCAGTCTCTGCAACGTGACCTAGGCAATGCCTAAATGACCCAGAAACGTATTAGGGTTTGTCCCTAGAAAAGAACAACATAAAATCCTTTACACTCTTTCCGTCGCAGCATCGCGATGCAATACAGGAAACGCCATGCAAGTCCATTTGACTCTCAAATCCGCTAACGTTAAGACTGGTCCGATCCCTGTTAGCACCACTAGTAAAGAGTCCTGCCCGACGGATTGCGCGATGCGTGGCGAGTGCTACGCGGCATCGGGTCCGCTCGCGCTCCACTGGTCCGCAGTGACATCCGGCGCCAGGGGCACGGACTGGGGCACATTTTGCGAATCCATCGCAGCGCTGCCCGATGGCCAACTCTGGCGCCACAATCAAGCGGGCGATTTGCCTGGCGATGGCGCTACCGTGGATCCGGTCCGCTTGGGCGAGCTTGTCGCTGCAAATCGCGGCCGTCGCGGTTTCACGTATTCGCACTATCGCGATGGTGCGTCGCTGTCTTGGATTCAGACGGCCAATGAATGGGGCTTTACCGTCAACTTGTCCGCTAATAATTTGGCCGATGCCGATGCCCTGGCGGACACCGGCGCCGGTCCGGTGGTAGTGGTCTTACCGTCAACGCAAACCGAAAACACGGAAACACCGGCCGGCCGTAAAGTAGTAGTGTGCCCGGCCACTCAGCGCGACGATGTTAGCTGCGCAACTTGCCAATTGTGCCAACGTCAGCGCGCAACAATCGTCGGGTTCCCGGCGCATGGATCCCGCCACCGCGTTATCAACATGAGGCTCGCAAAATGAGAAAAGTACAGTATCAAGCGAAAAATGGCGCTAAACAATGGCGCCCGACGGCCGCATATGCCGAGCGACTCATGGCCGAGTCCGAGTATCCGGGCTTTTGCCTAGCATGTGGCGCCGAACATGATAGCGTAGAACCCGACGCGCGCAAATACCATTGCACGGACTGCGGAGCGCATAAAGTCTACGGGCTTGAAGAATTGGTGCTAATGGGGC